GGTCTAACTTCGCGCGCACTCGGGGATTACCTATCAGTTGCTTTGGAAGTTATATTGAAGATACACTTGAGGCTATCACTGGATATAAGCTCGCGGAAATCAGCATGATGACCAAAGGCGGCGGTGGTACAAGTGCATACTTTGGTGCGCTTCGTGGTCGCGGTGCTCCAATCGGCAGTGGCGGGCAGTCAACCGGAAGTGTTCACTTTATGGAACTGTATGATAAGCTGATGAACGTTGTTTCACAAGGCAACGTTCGTCGTGGATCATTTGCAGCATACCTACCAATTGACCACCCTGATATTGAAGAGTTCCTTAAGATCCGCGGAGAAGGTAATTCAATCCAGGACATGTCTATTGGCGTTACGGTCAGTGATCAATGGATGCGTGAAATGGTCGATGGCGATAGTTCCAAGCGTAAGATTTGGGGACTCGTAATCAAGAAGCGTTTTGAGTCTGGGTATCCATACATATTCTTCAGCGACAACGCTAATAATAATGCGCCTGATGTTTACAAGCAGCAGGACATGAAGATACATGCAAGTAACCTTTGTACTGAGATCTTCCTTCCAACTACAAAGGATGAAAGCTTTGTATGCGATCTTAGCTCGATGAACCTTGAAAAGTGGGACGAGTTTTCTAAGACAGATGCAGTTGAAACACTGGTTTATTTCCTCGACGCTGTTATGACGGAGTTCATCAACAAGACCGAAGGCGTTCCATTTATGGAAGCTCCAAGAAAGTTTGCAATTCGCCACCGTGCTCTTGGTGTTGGCGTATTGGGTTGGCATAGCTTGCTACAGAAAAAGATGATTCCGTTTGAAGGAATGGAAGCACAGTTCCTTAACATGGACATCTGGAAATTCATTCGTGAACGTGCTGATGCCGCAACGACCGAATTGGCTGGTCTCTATGGAGAGCCTGAAGTATGTAAGGGTTATGGCCGTCGCAATACAACTACGCTTGCAATTGCTCCAACAACTTCAAGTTCATTCATCCTCGGTCAAGTATCTCCTTCGATTGAACCGCTTAACAGTAACTACTTTGTTAAAGATCTTGCAAAAGGAAAGTTTACTTACCGCAATCCATACTTAGCTGAACTGCTTAAGACTAAGCAGCGCGACAATTCCGAAGCGTGGAAGGATATCCTTGTTCATGGTGGTAGTGTACAGCATCTTGACTTCTTGACTCCCGAAGAAAAGGCAGTGTTTAAGACCTTTGGTGAAATCTCACAGAAGGAAATTGTTACACAAGCCGTTCAACGTCAGCGATATATAGATCAAGGGCAGAGTCTAAATCTTATGATTGGCCCGAAAGTCAAACCAAAAGAGGTTAATGAATTAATGATCTATGCGTGGGAAAACGGTATTAAAAGCTTATACTATCAACGCAGCGCAAATCCAGCACAGGAACTCGCGCGTAGCATCTTAACATGTAGCACATGTGAATCATGAAAGATTACGAAGACTCCTATATAACGACTCCAATCAAAAGCCCATTATTTGAATCTGTTGCATTATTGGTCGTGATGCCATTTATGATAATCGGATTAGCTTTGGCATTTATATTCATTTTGATTACTCTTTTGGTTATGTGGCCTATTGTGCCTTTCTTTGTTTATGCTGAACGTAAAAAAGAATTAACCGCAGATGATCGAGAAGAATAAATGTGCATGCTGTAAGAATGTTTATGAAATCATGTGGGACGATGACACCGATGATTATTATTCAGACAGCATTGAAGATGATGATGACTCTATTTGTGAAGATGAACAATATCCTGAGTATTGTCCTTTTTGTGGAGTACATCGCGAGTATGGCGGTGAAGAAGATGGCTATGACTCATACAATGATAAATAGATTGTATGAGCCCATGGACATATCAAAACATTATCTTCGTTAAGGAAAACGCCGAACTAAAAATTGCCGAAGGCTGTATCGGATTCGTCTATGAAATTACAGATGTCTCAAACGGTAAAAAGTACATTGGTAAAAAGCTGCTAATCACCAAAAGAAAACGTCCTCCGCTTAAAGGTCAAAAGAGAAAACGTATTGACATTATTCAAAGCGATTGGGAAAAGTATTGCGGTAGTAGCGAAACAGTTAAGCTACTGGTTAAGGATCGACCTGATGATTTCCGTCGTGAAATACTTGAGTTCTGTAAAGCAAAGGGTGAACTATCGTACATTGAAGCAAAGTGGCAATTTGCAAAAGAAGTGCTGCTAAGGGATGATTTCTATAACGAGTTTATCGGCTGTCGAATTAATGCCAGTCATTTGAAAAATCTTTGGAAAAAGTAATTTACATTGCGTCCAATTTTGGTTATAATTTAAATCTAAAGAAACAATATTATGTCTATTTTAGTTGACTACAGCGGAATCGCAATTGCGAGTATCTTTTCTCAGGTTAAGAACGACAAGATCGAAGAATCATTCATTCGCCACCTGATCCTAAATACTCTAAGAATGTATAATGTAAAGTACCGAGCCAAGTATGGTCAGATGGTATTGGCATGTGATGGGGGTTCCTGGCGGAAGACATACTACTCTTACTACAAAGCTTCGCGCCGCAAAGGTCGAGAAGAGTCGACCCTTGATTGGACTGAGATCTTTCGTATCCTCAATAAGGTTAAAGACGAGATTTCTACACATCTTCCTTATAAAGTCATTCAGACTGATGGCGCAGAGGCGGACGATATCATTGGCACTCTTGTTGCCAATACTCAAGAGTTTGGTCAGTATGAGCCAGTTATGATTATTAGCGCTGACAAGGACTTCATTCAGCTGCAGCGTTATGACAATGTTCAACAGTTCAGCCCTATGACTAAGAAGTTGCTAACTGATAAGAATCCGCATCGTTACCTCTTTGAGCATATCATAAAAGGAGACGGTGGTGACGGCATCCCAAACATTCTTTCAGCTGACGAAGTATTTGTTACTGAAGGCATGCGTCAGACTCCAGTTCGTTCGACTAAAATCGAGGATTGGTATGCTGCATATAAGAATGGTACTATTGAATCTGTTCTTGGCGAAAATACATATCGTAACTATGTTCGCAACCGCACTCTAATTGATCTTGAATGTACTCCATCGGATTTACGCGATGTTATCATTAATACATACAATGAGGCGCCTGTTGTTGGTAACTCAAAGGTGCTTAACTATCTGATTAGCAACCGATGCAATATGCTTATAGCCTGCGCTGAAGAATTTTTCATCAAATAAGCCATGCATAAATTAAATCGTAAACTACCACATGAGGTATTTGACCTCGTTCAACAAGCGACAAATGTCAATGAACGTGTTCGCATTCTTCAGGAAAACAATACATTCGAAATTCAGACAATTTTACAAGGAGGATTTCATCCCGGTGTTATTTTCGATCTCCCAGAGGGAGCACCTCCATACACACCTGATACTGCGGTGCCTGGACTTCAACCAACCCCGCTACACAAGCAGATTGGTTTCTTAGTCAACTGTGTAAAAGGTAAAGGAAGGTTTGACGAGAAAGATCGTTACACACGAATGCGCCGCGAGGCCCAGTTCATCAAGATCCTTGAAATTGCATACTCTAAGGATGCTGAAATTCTAATCGCCATGAAAGATAAAAAGCTTCATAAGCTGTATCCTTCATTGACGGCGTCGGTTGTTCGTAAGGCATTTCCAAATATTCTACCGAGCAAATGACATACACTTACCGTTGCAGCGCATGTAATACACAATGGGAAGATCGGCATCCTATGTCGGAACGTGATGCCCCAACAACAAAGAAATGCCCTCATTGTGAATCTGAAAATACTGTAAAACGCATCATCGACTTTGCACCTCGTGTAAGCTATGATGGAGCGAAGACCGTATTACAGCGAGCTGGGTCTGGTTGGAATGACGTGCTAAATAAGATCAAGAAGAGTAGCGGCCGACATACAAATATAGAAACCCGGTAAGACTATGGGTAAGAGTAAAAATAATCGCGATAAGGATAAACGTTCTTACTATAAAGATTATGCATATGATTGTCATAATCACAAAC